TCGGCGGCGAGGGCGCGGCAATCGTGCTGACCCGCAAAACACCCGCCGCGAATGATGCGACTCTCAATATTGCCCTAGATAACGGCACCTGCACCGGCATCACCACCGCAGCCACCTCAGCCAATACCACCGCAGGTGTTGGCTACGATACCGTCAGTATCGGGATAGGCAATAAGTTTGGCATGCCCAACCCACTTGGCCTTGCATCATTGCTGCTTGTGAAATTATTCGACGGATCCGCCGATGATGGCACGCTGAGCGTTGACCCTGCCGAGGTTGATAAAAACCTTTATGCCGTCGATGGCACACCCAACGGTGAGAAGGCTATCGACCTGTATTATTTGCAATAAAAAAAGGAGTCTTTGATGGCTAACCCGAAATCGAAAGATGAAAAACCGAAAGCCGAATCTGCCGCGCCGGCGCGCAAGTCAACAAAAGTACCATCAGGGCTGGTACGCGTTACTAAGGACGGTGAGACGATCGACATTTCGCCGCGCACCCTGGAAAACCACCAGCAGCTGGGCTGGATTCTGGTCGATGGCAGCCTGCCAGCAGCCCCGGTCGATGCTGCATCGGAGTCTGACTCCGATGATGAACCAAGCGAAGAAACTCCCGAATAGCCTCCTCAAGGCGGTCTGGCAGGTCTAACAGCCTGCCAGACCGAAAATAATCAGACTATGCCTACTATCCTGACCGCCGCTGAAGCCGCCGATGTACTACGGCTCGAAGTCAACAACCCGGACATGCTTAACTTGCTGCCGCTGGTTGATTCGTACATCCAAAACGCTAGCGGGCGTGATTGGGCAGCAGATAGCAGCATCCATCCGACGGCAAAGGCTGCCGCGCGCATTTTGCTGGTGCAATGGTTCGAAAATCCTGGGCAGTTTGGGCCAGGCAGCACGCCACCTTATGGTTTCCAGGCCGTTGTCGGGCAACTCGAAGCGATCGCGCTGCAAACAAAGCTTTTTACAGGCCGCAACGGGGCCGGATTTTTCAGCCTGCAAGGCGTTCGTATTGGCGAGCGATTGCGCGATGTAGTAGGTGTGATCGGCGCATCTGGCGACCACTCTGCCGCGTTTGCATCGATGATTACGGTCAATGACCAGGTGCAGCAAATCTCCAACGCAGACCTGTCTGAGAGTTATTTCCAGGCGCGTTTTGTGCCCCTGGGAGCGCGCTGATGTTCCAGCAAGGCGACCTGGCGCGGATTAAGTCTGATGTCGGGTTTGCGCTTGTTTTACCAGATGGCAGGCGATTGGTGTTGCATGGCCAGCTGGTGAAAGTCCTTGATATAAAAAATTACACGATCATGGGCCTGCGCTCGACCAGTATCGTTTTTCAGCCTTATCCCTGGGGATTTGAGCCAGACGCGTACCCAAGCAGTTGGGAAGCGTCAGAAAGATATTTCGAACCATGCGACTCGGCGACAGCGGCGAAAACGGAAAAATAAGCAACCCGGGCGAGCTGCGCACTAAGATCACGCTCGAGTCTCCAACGATTGCATCCGATGCGGGCGGCGCGCAGCGCAAGACCTACACCAGCCAGGGCACAGTCTGGGCCAAGTGGGTCAATGCACACGGGCAGGAATCGATCCAGGATGGCGCGCTTCAGCAGTTCCTGCGCGCGACCGTCACCATCCGTTACCGCAGCGACGTTACAGCGGGTTGGGCCGTCAGCAAGGGCGGGCTGCGCTACGAGATTATCGCCCCGCCGGATGACATCCGCGAAAAGCACGAATACCTGGAGCTTCAGGTGCAGCAAATGCGAGGATCGTCCTAATGGCTAATGCAACTTTGAGCACAAAGGGCCTCGATAAATATCTGGAGCAGGTTGCCGAAGTCGAAGCATTATTCCCGGAGAATGTTGGTGAATCTTTATTAGATGGCGCAGATGTTGTGCTTGGTGAAATGCAAGAGATTGTTCGCCAAAGAACTGGTAACTTGCACGATCATCTCAAAATAAAAGGCCCAACTAACGAAGGAACATTTATTTTTGTGGAAATCGGACTAATCCAAGATAGCACCAACGAAGAAACCAGACGTTATGGCATGGTCATCGAATTTGGATCATCCAGTGTCAGACCGGAATCCTACATTCGTGCAGGCACTGAAAAAAGCAAGGCAGCCTGGCGAAAAGCAGTCATCAGTGCGCTGCAAAGCAAAACGGGTCTGGAGTTCAAATAATGGACATTTTTGAGCGCACCAAAACGGCCCTGGCTACACTTTCGCCCATTCCCGTGGCGATGGATCGCATGTTATTTACCAGCGCGCCTCCTGACACCTATATTATCTGCGATCTGATCGTCAGCAACCCCAGCCTGCACCTGGACGATGCAGAAAAAGGCAGGCAAGACCGGGTGCAGGTAACGATTTTCAATCGTACCGGCCTCGAGAACCTGCCAAATGTAGACGGCGCCATGTTGGCGGCAGGCTTTACAAAATCAGCAATGCGTCAGATCGACGTGGGTGCCCAGAGCAGCCACTACGCTATGGCGCTGGATTACTATTTTTACAAGGAGACAATCGCATGACGACTCAAGCTGAGTACCTTACCAGCATTGGCCTGGATAGCGTTTATGCCGCCCAGGTATTGCAAGACGACGCCAACGGTTTCGTAGCCGATGCGCCGTTTTACCTGGCCCCGGTCGCTGAAATGTCTGGCGCGCCGAAACTGACCGACGAAGTGCTGTATTACGACGACCAGGCCTATGAGCTGCTGCAAAGCGAGGGCATTACTGAGCGCAAAATCAAGCTTTCGGCTTTGCCGCCCGAAATCGAAGCGCTGCTGACCGGCGAGAATTTTGACGCAGTCGCTGGCCGCCTGTACGACTCGTCCACACCGCTTAATGCGCCCTATTTCGCCCTGGGCTACCGTACTAAAAAGAGCAACGGCCATTACCGCTACGCCTGGTTCCTTAAGGGAAAATTCCAGAAACCGGGCGCTGAGCACGTCACGGTTGGCGAAAAGGCCGAAGGCAAGCCGCTTGAGCTGATGTACAGCGCTCAGAAAACGATCTACAAATTTACACAGCCAAATTCGATCACGGATGGCGTCAAACGCATCATTGGCGACCAGGACACGACCGGTTTCGACCCGAGTGGCTGGTTTAGTGCGGTCCAGACCCCGCAGACGGTTGCCCCGGATGCCTTGTCTGTGACTTTCAGCCCGGCCAATAACGCCACCGGCGTGGTTGTTTCGGCCAACGTGGTGCTGACCTTTAACAACCGCATCCGCACGGGCGATGATGGCATTTTAGTGGCCAAGGCCGATGGTACCGCGGTTGTGGCCGGTTCTTACTCGTGGGATACCGCGGGCAAGGTTTTGACCATCGACCCGACCAGCAACCTTTCGGCCTCGACCCTGTACCTGATCATGCTATCTGGCGTGACCGATATCTACGGCCAGGTGCTGGCCAACACCGTTTCCAAATTCACCACTGCCTAATTCAACATTCAGTTTTAAGGCAAACGAATCTGATTCGTTTGCCTTAAAACTAACCCGGAGCCGTTATGCCACCCATCAAAGCGCCAATTGAGCTAAATCTTTACGACGACAGCGACGAACCAATCAAAGATCTTCGCCGTATCATCATTCCCTGGGGCCTGGCCAAAAAAGCAGTATCCATCAGCAAAAGCTTGCGGGCCAGCGATGAAATCGAGGCTGACCAGGTAGATGCGATCACCGACCTGGTCGTCGAGATTTTCGGCGAAGATAAGGTTTCGCGCGAAGAGCTCGAAAAATTTGCAGATCTGAGCGACATGGTATCGGTCATCCGCGCGATCGAAGTGAGAGCGTTTAACCTGGTCCCAAATCCACCACCAGCAGCGAAATAGGTGCGCCCTCGCTGCTGGATGATTCGCAGAGCGCAGCCGATTGGACGCTGGAGATGGAACGCGTCCTGATTGAGCGGTTCCATTGGTCTCTGTATGATCTGGACCGTACCGACATTGAGTCATTATTCCCATTTTTCTTTCACCTGAGCGCTGCGGCGGACTCAAACCAACAGCCGGTGCAGCTCAGGTATGCAGACCAGGTCCCGTGGATGTAGACGATGACAGAGCCGCTTAGCACAAAAGCCGGGATGGATGTAGCCGACTTCGTAGCCGGTGTCAAAACCATTAATACATCGATGCGCGTCCTGGATAGCGATTTTAAGAAAAACGCTGCCGCCCTGGGGGACTGGTCGAAAAGCGCTACCGGCATGGAAGAGCGCATTAAATTTTTGAACAACGCCATCGACCTGCAACGACAAAAACTCGATAAAACCCAGGCAGCCTACGAAGCCCAGGTAAAACTTACCGGGGAAAATTCGAAGGCTGCCCAGGAATGGCTGATTAAGGTCAACAAGGCAACTGAGTCGCTCAACAAAATGGAGTATGAGTTGGGCCAAAACGAAGAAGCACTCAAGGAAATGGGCGACGAATCGCAGAAATCAGCCAAGTCCGTCGATGACCTGGGTGATAAATCCAAGCAAACAAGTAACGTATTGGGCGCGCTGAAGGGCGCGCTGATGGGCGTGATCGGTGTTGTGGCAGCCGTTGCGGCTGGTGTGGCCATCGCGGCCACCGCGATCGGCGGGCTGGTTTTTAGCACGGCCAGCGCCTCGGCAGAGCTGGTCGATATGGCTGCAAAAACGGGCATATCGACAACACGCCTGCAAGAGTTGGCCTATGTGGGCGACCAGGTTGGCACGTCTCAAGAGACGATCACCGGGTCGTTGTCGCGTTTAATTCGCACGATGTCTGGGGCGCAAGGCCAGTTCGCAGATTATGCCGCGGCCCAGGCTGCCGCACAAGCCAAGGGCGAGAGTTTTGACGGTCAGTTGGGTGACAACGCTGCGGCGTTTGAGCGCCTGGGGGTGCAGGTTACAGACTCAAGCGGCAACCTGCGAGACTCCGAAACTGTTTTTAGCGAAGTCATCACCGCCCTGGGCAAAATCTCAAACGAGACTGAGCGAGACGCGATATCCATGTCGATTTTCGGTAAATCGGCGATGGAGCTCAACCCACTGATCAAAGCGGGCAGCGATGAGCTGGCGCGCCTGGCCGAAGAAGCCCACAAAGTTGGGGCGGTCATGTCCGAGGAAGATGTTGCCGCCTTCGAAGCCTTCGACGACACGTTATCCAGCCTTCAGGCGGGCCTAAAGGGCACGCTCGGCACGCTGGCAGCATCCTTCCTGCCGGGTTTCCAAAGCGTTTTCGACCAGGCGGGCGGATATTTACAGTCATTTTCCGAGATTGTGCGCGGGTCGAATGGCGACCTGGGTCAGGTTGCCCAGGGGTTGACCGGCTTGATTGGTCAGATTATCGGAGATGTCACCCAGCAGGCCCCGCAGATGTTGCAGGCCGGGCTGGGTATTTTGCAGTCGATCATCACTGCCATCGTTGACAATCTACCGACCATGATCCCGGCTGCGATCGGTATGGTCCAAACCCTGCTGACATTTATCATCGCAAACCTGCCCATGATCATCGATGCTGGTTTACAGCTATTGATTGCGCTCGTAACGGGCATCGCGGAGGCTCTGCCGACTCTGGTGCCCGCGATGGTTGGTGTCATTGCTCAAATCGTGACAACGTTGATCAACAACCTGCCGGCATTAATTCAGGCGGCCTTGCTGTTGATTTTAGCGCTGGCTGAGGGGCTGGTTGCTGCGGTGCCAGTGTTGGCGCCTGCCATCCCGGTCATTATGACGGCGATCTTTGATGCCTTGATTGCGATCTCTCCCATGTTATTGGATGCTGGTCTGAAATTGATCGAAACCCTGGCCAAGGGCACGCTGAACAACCTGCCTATATTGGTGAGCTCTGCGATTGATGTTGGCAAAGCGGTTGTGGATGGTGTTTGGCGCGGCATCCAGAACAGCGCCAGTATGTTTGCCAGCAATGTTAGTAAATTTTTCACGGGTATTATTGACGCAGCCAAGGAAGCGCTCGGGATCAATTCGCCCTCGACAGAAGGCAAAGCGATCGGCAAAAACTTTATCGATAGCGTTGGGTTGGGCGGCGAGCAAGAATCAGGCGCCATGCAGCGCAAAATTGCAACAATCTTACGGACGATGACCGGCGTTTCCGCAGAAACGGCCTTCGCGGGCGCGGTGGCCGGGGGCGGGGGTAGCAGTATCCAGATTGGCGATATCTACGTGGATGCGCGCGGAGCCAAAGACCCGGCGGCAGTGGGTCATGCCGTTGGGGATGGCCTGGTAGCGCGGCTGCGTGGGTCGGGAGTGCTGTAATGTATCGATTAATACGCTTCGGCGGGTTGACTCTGGAGCACACCAACCAGATTGATGATGTGGGCAGCGGTGAGACCCCAGTCAGCTATTCGGTGCTGGCCGATGGCGGCGCTCTGGATAATTTCGGCGCAGCCCAAAAGCAGCCTGGTCTGGTTGATCGGGTTGCGGCGCGTGTGTTGACCGCCACCAGCGTGGCCGGGCTGACAGAAAAATACTTCAATCTGCTTGCCCTGCGCGGGAAACGCGATCGGCTTTATCGCCGGTTGGCCACCGGCGAAGTGCAATGGGTTTGGGCGCGCCTGGTGTCAGTCAATGGCCGTCGAGATTACCAGCGCACCCAGCTTCAGCGCGTCCAGGATGTTGAGCTGCACTTTGCCTGTCAGGATGCTTTCTGGCGCGGGCTGCCTGTGTTCGAGTGGCTGCTCGACGATGGCTACTTGCTCGACGACGGTTTATTCTTGGACGCCGATCAGCAATATGAGTTAACGGCCAGCTCGTGTGCGCTGAGCGTATTGGTTAGCAGCGGGTTTGGGCGCGCGCCGATTCGCGCAATGGCCATCAAGGTGACAGCTCCTGGCAGCGCAATCAGCAATATTACGATTGCCAGGGCTGGCGGCGAATCAATCACATTTAACGGCACGATCGCGGCCAATAAAGTGTTGATCATCGACACCGGCACCATGCAAGTCAAAAATGATGGCGTCGATGCCTATAACGACCTGGTAATTTCACCGACCGCCGATATGGCATCCTGGTTTAGCTTGCTGCCAGGCAGCAACGCACTGACCATCACTTACACCGGCGCGGCGGGTGGATCGATTGAGTTCGCTTATCACGAGGCCTGGTACTAACATGGAGATACGCTCTTTTTGGGTAGATATCGAGGACGCAGCCGGGAACAAGCTCGGGGCGGGTCCGCTGCGGGCTGATGGCTGGGATCAAACAGCCAGGTTATCGGCTTGCGGAGACTTCAGCTTTCGGGCCAGCGCTTTGGATCCCAATCGAGCCGCCTTGGCTGAAAAGCGGGTCGCGGTTTGCCGTTATATCGAGCGTGATGGAACCGTGGACGAACTTGGGCGCGGGATCATCGATAAGATTGTATTTTCAATTGACGAGGACGGCGCGCTCTGGTTGGACGTGAGCGGCAATGATATCGGGCGAGAGCTGTCGTATCGATCGGTGGGCTCGCTCGACCTGGCTGGCAGCGGCTTGGGCGTCAACGATGCGCCAGATCAAATCATGGCGTTTGCACCGGCTGGCTGGAGCATTACAGATGGCCTAACCGAAACAAACGTATATGCCGGGTACGACGGCGAGTCGGTTTTGTCTGCACTCTCGAAATCTGGCGAGCATATCGGCGAGCACTGGCGGCTTGGCAGCGGGCGGGTGGTCAACTGGTTAGGTCCAGCATCCGGGTTCGCTGCGAGCGGCGTGCGGGCCGTGCAGCATGTCAACTCAGTGGTTGAATCTGAGTCGGTCGACGACATTGCAATCATCCTCGGACTGACGGAAGAAAACGATACTGCCGACCTGCTGACGCGCATCATCCCGCGCGGCAGTGGCAACGGTTCTGCGATTGTGACCATTTCGGCGGCTACGGATGGCGCGCCCAGCGGGTACACACTCAACAAGCCAGGCAATTATGTCATGCGCAACGATGCTGAGAGTCAGTACGGCCGCATCGAGCGCGCGCTTGATTTTAAAGAGATTGGGCCGCTCTCGAACACCGATGCCGATGTGCAAGCCGCGTCCAACGCGCTGCTCCAGGCATCGGTTGAGCACCTGCGGCGCTACGGCATGCCGCAAAAGTTTTATAAGGTTGATCTGCACACCAACACAATACTCCAGCCCGGATCGACACTGCGCGTGATCTACCGCAACATGGTGGATGGTGTGGTTTATTACGATCTGGACGGCGAATACAACATCCTGGATGCTACCCGCCGAATTGACGGGACCGGCATTTTGACGGTCGGAGTCACGATCTCGACTATCGACCGGCTGCCGCAATCTGATATCGAGTATCTGGCCGGGCAGATGAGCCAGGCCCAGGTGCTGGCAGCTCACCAGCAGTTAGGCGCCAGTGTTGACACGCTGGCCTGGCGCGATGAGATGGACGATGCACACGGCGCATCGCTGCGCTTTTGGCTGGGTGACGAGTACACCAGCGTCCAGCGCGCCATCCTGCGATTTCGCATCCAGCCGCTGCGCAGCACCGTCAAATCGGTATCGGCGGCATCGACTACCAGCTCATCGGGTGGTGGAGGTACCAGTACCAGCGCGGCGGGTGGCGGACTGACGGCAGACGGGGGCAGTCATCTGCATAATACAACGATTGGCTCAGCCACGCCAAACGCGCCAGATATCGGCTGGTTTCGCAGTGGCGGGTTTATCACTCCCGTCTCCGCATCTAGCCCCGGCGATGTATTTCAGGCTGGGGTGAGCGCAACGCACGATCACCCTATCCCTGCCCACACACACGAGGTCACAATCCCTGACCATACGCACGAGGTCACGCCGACCATCAATATGCTTTATGGCATCTTCGAGGAGTCGTCTGGTAACACACTAGGGCTGGCCGACCTGGTGATCAAGCTCAACGGCGGGTCAGATTTGAG